GCTATCGCCCTTGGTGGCGAGATTGGTGGACGGAACGCCGAACTTCACGCGGTAAAGCCAGAAGTAGCGGTACTTACCATTCGCTTTTTTTGCCCGAAATCCAATAGCAACAGGGTCGCCACCGTCCTCTGAAGCCGAAATAAGAACGCCGTTTTCATCCATGGTCGCTCCTGTCAGCTTTGCGGCGACGGTTTTTCCGATGTCATCCACACCAAGGGTAAGCTTACCGTTTTTGAATTCCTTGATGATTTCAGCGGCACCATCGTCCGCCCAGAGTGTCGCTTCCGCAAGTTCGATAGATAATTCAGCTGAGATTGCCTTAGCCAGCATTACCGGAGTGTCGTAGGTCTCGTGACCCGTAATAGGCGCTTCGGTGACTGTTGCGTAGTAGAGTTTATCAAGACCAATTGTAGCCATGTTATATTTCCTCCGTTTCGTATTCTTTCGCCACATCGATGGCGTAATGATAATAGCCGCTATCGTTCTCATAGCCGATGTAGCGGCGATCTGTTATCGTAAACGCCGCACCAAGCAGGGCGGCGGTAATCTGATTTTTCCGGTTGATGTAATTGCCTTCTGAAAACAGGGATATCCTCACCTCGGACACATCAATAAGCGGTGTATTATCCCCGAACAAGGCAAACTCATCCGTCATCGGTGTGAGAACAAGATACTCGTTGGGTGCAACACCGCTGAATATGCCCGTTTCCACCGGTAGTAGAGGAGAGAGCAGCGCGTTCAGTTCCTGCAAAATGCTCATATGCGCTCCACCTCCTGGTCGAATTTTTCCTTCATCGCTTCAATAGCCGCATTCCTCGATTGTCTGCGGGCTGGTCTCATGAAGGGTTTCGGCGGCTGACCGTGCTTACCGTATTCGAGAATATTAGCGATTTTGGCGTTACTGTCGCCGTCACTTCTTGGCTCGGCAAAACCAATTTTGATATCCCAGCCTGAGCCGTCCCGTTTCTGCTTCGCAGGCGACAAACCGAGAGAGTCTTCCAACTCACCTGTGGAACGACTCTTTGTTTTCGTGCCATGCCCGACTACAGAGGAGAGGTTGCTTTTTGCCTTAGAAAGAACGACTTCACCGCCTGCTTCCAGCACTTTCGGGATAATTTCATCCGTTTTATTGCCAAGGCGAGAGAGTTTTAAGAGGAATTCCTCCGGCATTTTCATTTCGATTTTTGCCATTATCTCACCGTCCCTTCCAATTTTTCCGCCAACACTTCGATATACATTCCGCGTCCACGCACATCTTCCGCGTTAATAATGTTATAGCGGCCATCAGCTTCGGAGATAAAGTGTGAAGTCGTGACCGTTAAGCCCGGAATTTTGCGGAAGCGAAACATCGCTGTTACGCTTGAAAACGCTGCGTTCCCAATAATCCGTTCCCATTTTGCGGTGGTGTTGCGAACTTCCTTATAGGCCTTAACCGAAGCGATAATGTTGTCGCCTTTAGTGACGAAACCCTCTGCATCTTTGATGGGATCGGTTGAGATGATGTTGATTGGCGTACTCATTTTTCCGTATCCCATGCTTACACACCCCACAATCTGTCAAGACGCAAAAGCATGTTGACTGTATTCCAGACTTGTTGAGAAGCCTGAACGCTGTCGGCAAAGAAACCGGCAGTCGAGCCATCGCGGGATTCGTACCAACTCGATACAAGCATGATTACGGCCTGTTCAGTTGCGGCGGGCATAGAATTTTCGGTGTAATAGCCCTCTGCAATATGCTGGTAGCTCTCGGCATAATTGACAGCGGCGGCGATGAGGCGCAGGAGCAGATCGTCGTCATCAGCGTGTGTCAGTATTAGGTTTTCTTTGACTTTTGGCAACAATTCCGTTGGCGTCATCGCCGCTCACCTCCATTATTCTTGGTCTGCCATCAATCCCGCAGCTTTCAGCTTTGCGAGCAGGGCATTGAAATCCGTGACAAGAGTGGCTGTGTCCTCAGCTATGCTGTCAGCTTGATTCGCAGCAGCTTTCACAAGTCCGGAGACTGACTCCGTAGCATCGGTAGGATATGTCGGGACATACAGCTTATGGTCTTCGCCGATTTTAACTTCGACGGTGTCGTCCTCGGTTGCTTCGTCAGCTATCACACCGCCTAAAGTTTCATCTGTTGCCGCAGCAAGTGCTTGCACATACAGCTTACTGTCATCGCCGATTTTCACTTCGACAGTGTCATCCTCACCAGCAGCGGCGGCTTTTACACCGCCAAGAGTATCCCCAGTTGCCACAAGGATAGGGTCGGCGGAGAGCCCCGTTACCGAGGCTCCCTCCTTGATTTCCAGCGTGCCGCCGATAACGGTTTTTTCGCCGCCCTGTTCGGTATAGTTCTTTGTGTTATAGCTCATATTGCACCTCCGTTAAGCTTTCTGCTGGAGAACCTTGATAGCCTCCGGCAGAATCAATTTGCCGTCCACACGTTGGGTGGCAACGAATCCCACCTGCCCGGTGACAGCGAAGAGTTCATTCAGTCGCTTAAACACACGCCCCTGACGGTCGGCTACCCAGTAATAACTGAAGTCTCCAAACACAATGGTCTTGGCGGCTGCAGCGATGGTAGGTACATATGCGGAGGTGTAAACAGGACGGTTCAAAATGGTGTCAGGCGTGCCCGCTTGCAGGGAGGGCTGCCACAGATACTGGCCCTGCCCATCCTTTAACTTGCGGATGGCCTTTACAGTAGCATCGTTCATAACAAATACAGCCTTGTTGCGGTAAGGCGCCTTAAGCGAGTAGAACAAATCAAGCACCTCATCCATCGTGACGGCGGTAGATCCTGCCGTGGTTACGCCAAGCTGTGCACCGCCAGTCGCAGCAAGGATGCCGGTGGGTTTGCCGGAGCCGTCACCGGTAAAGAAGGCGTCCTCCTCTTTATTACCGATGCGCCTTGCAAACTCTCTGGAAATGTAGGCTTCGAGATTGAACACGCTGTCGTTTAGGAGTTCCTCGGATACCTTGATGAGCGTGCCCAGCTTGTAAGCGCCGATGGACACCTGGCCGAAAGCCTCGTCGCTGTCGGGGATGGTACCTTCTTCGTCGATCCACGATGCGGTGCCCTTGGATGCTACGACAGGAATTTTACGATCACCGGAAGAGGTGGTGATGACGTTTGCCAACCTGCGGAAGACATTCTCCTCGTCGAGGGCTTCCACAAGCGTGCGCTCAAATTCGTCGGGCACGAGGTAGCCCCCCTCGGAGTCGGTGCCGATTTGCAGGGCATTCTTTACGCTCACATCAAGACCCTCGTTGCCACGAGTGCGCATGGCATTCCAGAATGCTTTTCTGTATTCGGCGGACGCACGGCCAGTCTTGTCCTCAGTGGACTTGTTCGGCGCGCCCAAAATAGGAGAGGATGTAGGCTTACTCATCTCAAGGTCATAGGCCGCCTGGCGTTCCAGACGCTCAATTTCCTTGCCGAGAGCGACCATGTCGGCTTCCATCTTGTCGTACTCTGCGGCAGCTTCAGCGGGAACAAACCCGTCCGCGCCGCGCTTCTGGTCAAGGAACTCCTTTGCGGTGCTCCAGATTTTGTTGCGCTTCTCGCGCAGTTCAAGGATTTTATTCATTGTCATTACCTCCATAAATTTAGTGGATAATCAAATTGAGCCGCTGTTGAAGCGACTCAGCGAGTACGCCTTGCGGCTCAGGTTCGGGTTGCGGTTGTTCTTTGGTCTTTACCTTATCAAGCAAGGAATTGGTGACTGCCCTGCGACTGAACGCATAGGTCGGAGTGGCTTGATGTCTTTTGCTGTCTTCCAGCACACCGTCAGCGAAACCCAGTTCAATCGCCTTGTTTGCGTTCATCCACGTTTCTGCGTCCATCCAGTGGGAGATTTTTGCTCTCGACTGATTGGTCTTGACCTGGTAGGCGTTGATGATGGATTCCTTGACCTCGTCCAGCATGGAGATGGCTTTTTGCATTTCGTCCGTGTCACCAATGGCGATGGTCAGTGGATTGTGCACCATCATCAGTGCGGTGGGAGCCATGAGGACTTTCGTGCCAGCCATAGCGATGACACTTGCCGCAGAAGCGGCGATGCCGTCAATCTTGACCGTGACGTTGTGCGGATAATCCATCAACATGGCGTAGATTTGACTTGCAGCGATGCAGTCTCCGCCGGGCGAATTTAGCCAGATGGTGATGTCACCCTTGTCTGAGAAGAGTTCCGATTTGAACATTGCCGGAGTGATTTCATCACCCCACCAAGTCTCATCCGAGATCTCTCCGTCAAAGTAAAGGACGCGCTCGCCACTTTCGTCAGCATCACGCGCCCAGTTCCAAAACTTCTTGTTTTTTGCCATTAGCTTGTATCCTCCGTTTCATTTGGTTTGTATGCTGCTCCAACATCGGCCAGCTTGACCATGTTGCCGTTGACGAAGTGCAGATCGCCGCCTTCCTCGGAAGTCAGCAGATTCATATCCTCCAAGCTGCGTACATCGTTGACCGACATAAATCCGTTTTGAATGCCTGTTGAATAGCCTTGCATACGGCTTTGGTAGTCGCCGCGAAGTAGTCCGTCGAGATTAAACTTGATAAAGATCGTCGCTTTTTCCGATGGCAGAATGAGAGCCTGCTGTAAAGACTGCTCCCACCTGACCACCCACGGGTCGAGGGTATACTTGACGAACTCTAAAGACTGCTGTTCGATGTTGGAGAAGCTGCTCTTTTCAAGGTCGCCGACCATATGAGGAGGTACTCTGAAAATACGGGCGATTTCATTTATCTGAAACTTACGTGTTTCCAAAAACTGCGCCTGTTCCGGCGGTATGGACATCTGGTGGAATTTAAGACCTTCCTCCAAAACCGCTACTTTGTGTGCATTTGCGCCTCCGAATTGCGACTGCCAGCTTTCTCTGAGCCTGTCGGCCTGTTCCGGCTTGATGACACCGGGGTGTTCCAGTACACCGCCGGGGTTCGCTCCGTTGGCGAAAAACGTAGCGCCGTAGTCCTCCGTTGCAAGGGCAAGCCCCACGGCGTTCTTTGCCATCGCAATCGGCGAGTAACCTATAAGGCCGTCAAAGCCCAAGCCGGGGATATGCAGGATATTCTCGCGACGTAACTTGACCTGACCCTTGTCACTTTGGTAGGTGTAGACCAGTTCGCCGCTTTCGTTTCTATCCACAGCCATTCGGTCGGGCAGGAGTGGATAGAGCGCAATGGGAAACCCCCTGCCGTCTCTGATAATCTGTGCGTAAGCGTTGCCCCAAAGTAAAAGATGACTCATCAGTGTTTCTCTGAACACAAATGAAGTCATCTCGCGGTTAGGCTCATCATGAAGCAGCCGGTAGAGGGGGTGTGACGGTTTTGTGGATTTGCTCCCGTTGGCGGTTCGCTCATATACGTGGAGCGGAAGTCCCGCCACCGATTCGGCAAGGATACGGACGCAAGCGTAGACCGCCGAGGTCTGCATCGCCGTCCGCTCATTGACCGCCTTACCGCTGGTTGTGCCACCGAAGAGAAAATTCCAGCCACCACCGACACGGTTTTTAGGCTTATCCCGTGAGCGGAACAACCCTGAGAATATGCTCATATAAATAACAACCCCCTTTCATCATAGACACTGTCTTTGATACCGCCGCCGAGGGTTGCCCTCGCAAGTCCCATGATCAGCGCGACTACACCGTCTATTTTCTCTGTTGATTTCTTTTTATTGGGTTTGATGTTGCCCGCAGCGTCTTGGTCGACGATGACATTACCCATATTCCAGTCGAGGACAGGATGTTTGCCGTGGCGTATTTTGCCTTCCATCACAAACTGATAGAAGTCCTTTGAAGGTGGGGACATGGAAATGAACCCCTGACCGAACGGAAACACTGTAAACCCATGCTCCGCACCCAGTTCTTCAAGGTCGCGGCGTATCTTCTCTGCACCGTAGCGGTCGTAGGCGATTTCGCGAATTCTAAAACGCTCCGACAGCTTGGCGATGAAAGCCACTATGTAGTCATAGTCCACCACATTGCCCTCGGTGGTGTTGAACACTCCTGACTTTTTCCATACGGCATAAGGAACGTGGTCGCGCCTTGTCCGCAGGTCAATCACATCTTCCGGCAGCCAGTAAAATGGCATCACTGTGTATTTGGTATCAACTCCAACCGGTGGGAATACCAGAACCAGAGCCGTAAGATCGCCGGTACTGGAAAGGTCGAGACCGCAGTAGCAATCCCGACCCTCGTATTCTTCAAAGTCTATGTCTTCACCGCAGGCGTCCCATTTGTCCATAGGCATCCACCTGATATCAGCATTACACCATTCGTTCAGGCGAAACTGCCGAAAGTGCATCTCCTCGGCAGGGTTTTGTTTTGCCTGTTCATAGGCAGCCTGCACCGTTTCAAAGGGAATCGTTACGTCGATGGATGGATTGACCCGTCGCCAGACGGCTTCGTCATTCCAATCATCATCTTCTTCAATGCCGAATACGGCAGGATAGAAGGACGGATCAATTTTTGAGCCGTCCATAACCGCTTTTGCTTTTTGGTGGATTTCATAACAGATGCTCGTCTTATCCCTGCCCGCTGTGGTGATGAGAAAGTAGAGGGGCTGCCGTCTGGCGTCACCTGTGTACTTGGTCATGGTATCGAACAGTTCGCGGGTCTGCTGGGCGAAGAGTTCATCAAATATAAGACCGGAAACATTGAAGCCTTGTTTGGACTTTGTTTCCGAGGACAGCACTCTATAAAAGCTGTTGGTGTGCGGGAATATAATCCGCTTGGTTGACGGCACGAGTTTTGACAGCTTTGCCAGATCGCCGCATTGCTCGACCATCGCTTTGGCAGTATTGAAAACAATACTCGCCTGATTGATGTCGGCGGCACAGGAGTAGACCTCGGCACCCGCTTCGCCATCGGCGAACAGGAGGTAGAGGGCGATTGCCGCCGCCAGTTCCTTGAACTTCTTCACGCCGCCAAGTTCTTTAACAGTGTCCAACACCTCATACAAACGCTTCTCCCCGCCGAGTGTCTTCATCAGTTGAGAGACCTTCTTCACTTGGTCAATGGTTAAAGTGCCATTCTTGGCTGGCTTCTCGACAACCGGCTCTGCCGCTGCAACGACTTCCGCCCGTTTCGGAGCCTTCTTGGCCTTGCGGGTCTTGTTGAGCTTCGTCTTGATGTTGGCCACGTAGTTGGCGGTGATGTCGATGCCCCTCTTGTTCAGAGCGACAGCGATTTCGCCGCTCGTGGCTTCGGGATGGGCTTCTGCGTAATC